GTGCAGGAGTCGAACCTACACCGAAGGACACCCGTTGCGGCACCCGGTGCCACGCCTCGCGTGCTTTTGAGCTGGCGGGGACAGTGTGTACTTTTAGGCTAAGGACGGAGTTACACTCCGCGCCCAATCCACCTATAGCCGAAGGTGTAGAGGGGCCTCTTAGAGGATAGTGGGACTTCGCCACTCTTTTATTAGAGATTACAGCTCACCAGTGACCTTAACGCACCTCACGGTACGAAGTACATGGAATCGAACCATTACTGCTTAACTCATATGTCCACCGAGGTACCTACGACACAACTGTCGAACCCTGAGCGAGAAATTCAACTTGCGTGCGAGTAGCAAGCAAGTCCACTTCAACCCACACTCGTTCTCCTTTACTTCTACTACATCTGCCGAAGACTGAAGGGTTCCTCCTAAGATTCACCCAACGCCAAACTTGTGATCTTGACATCCTCAGCATTCGTCTTACGCGGGGTCCGATGAGGGACCCCAAACCATAAGGCAAACAACCTAGTCTTATCTTATCCATGGCGTTGTCTTCTTCGAGCACAGAAGGGTTATGAGGTGCGGTCCAGGCATGGTATACACAAGCGTCCGACCACCGACGCTTCCACTCTTCGATGGACTCCCGAGAGAGCCATGACGAGCCGACCTGTTTCCACCCCTGAGGTAACGACGTTTTAACCGTCGGCAGAGAACGTTCCTCTACTTGTTCAAGGTAGAAGAGTTCCCTGTACCAAAGACCTGTATCCTTGATAATTTCCTCATCCACAGCCAACCCCAACCCACGTGTTAGAGACCGCCGACTAGCATGAATCGGCTTCTGGTTCTGGTTGATAAAAAGGGACTGAACAATCCGCTTCCTAATTCTTCCAAAACCAGGACCCGCTGAGTAGAAACGACCACTCAGCGAGACAATCTGCTCGGAGATGCTACCCTTAGGAAACACGGCGCTAGATCTTAAGAATCCAACTAGTTTCCCTCCGCCTGAGCAAGCCCAGAACGGTGTAGAGTTCAAAGTAAAGGCCCTACGATGTAGGAACGTTTTTCCTTTACTGAGAGTCAACCCTCCTTTCGCTACTTCACGTTCCCAAAGAGTGAACTCTTCGGGCGTCGCACGAAAAACGATATCGTCGCCATTAATCCTTACCGGGATTGAGCTATGAAGAGCACAGCCATCGCGGTGTCGGAAAGAATACCGAAACGTGATGTAGTTTATTAGACACAACATGGGAAATGAAGTTAACTGACCCATTAGCTGACCTCTACGTTGGGTGTAGAGATTCCCCTGATCATCCTGCAACTCGGATGAATAGGTGGCGAGTGCGTGTTCTTGAATACCGTAAGGAACGGTAGACGCGCGACTCATCAGCTCCTCGAGGATCGAGAGCTGGAGATCCGAATTTAAGTTGTCAGTGGCGGATTCGTAGTCGCCACTTACAAAGATTTCGCCGTCCTTAGGGACAAAATCTCTGAATCGATTCGGTTTTGCATCTCCTCTCAAGAGCCAAGAGAATTGGGAAAGGTGAGAGTACATGGCTTTGTGGAGTGGCCTCAACGCGTTATCCACGCGAGGAGGGATTGCAATTATCCTCCACTTACCGCTAGTTTCGATAGCTTGTACTCTAGAAACCCCGCGTTTCAAGGACTTAGTAGAACTGAGAACGTAGTTGCAGAAGTCTGCTCTACGCCAACGCTCCTCCAGTTCTAGTCCTCTACACCCTCCCTTCGCACGACCAGACTCCGAACAGGAGGTCGTCGGCAAAGAGCTTGTAAGAGATCGATCTTGATAAGTTCGATCCCACCCAACACGAAACAGCTTTCGCGTCAATCGCAAAGCGAAATCCAAGAACTCCCCATCCGGAGCGTTCTGGGGGCGAGATAACTTCTCGCAATAGTCTCCTACCCGAGGTTTCTCCTTTGGAATAACCTTCCTGAAGAGAAATAAAGAATGACTCAGTCCGAACCTAGACTGAGCCGCAAGAGCTTTCACCGACTCTTGCCACGGGTGGGAAGCGTCCTTCTCCACAAGTCCTTCGCAGAACTTGCTTAGTGACTTCAAATTTTCGAATTGAGGCCTGCAAAGCGAAACGCCATACAGCGATTCCATTGCATCCACAAACGATTCGAATTTCGAAAGGACGTTTTTAAGTGAACTTGCGCAACGATTAGTATCAACTGTCGTTTTACGCGCAAGTACCGGTAACATTCCCGTAAGAATGTTAAGACCAG